GATCTGGTGGTAGTGGTTGTTGGCCCCCACAGCCCCACCAGTGATCGACATGAAGCGGCCCTTGTCAGCCGCCACGAAGGGCGTTCCCGAACCAGCCGTGAACGTGACCCGACCTCCAGCCGAGGCCCCCAAAGTCCCGTCCGCCCCGGAGACACCGGTCACGCCGCCACCGCCCCAGTAGTCAAGGGCGGGATCCCGTGAGGTGTCCTTGGACGAGCCGTTCGAACTGGACAGGTACTTCCACCCAGCCTTCTTCATGGCTCGGGTCAAGGCCCAGATCTGAGGCCAGTTGTCCTCAACCCCAGCGTCCTTGTTGACATTGGGGAGAATCACGTTGTTGGTGGTCGCCATGGTCTATCCTCGGAAGCCTAAGCCCACGTCAGGGTCACTCGTACCCTGGTACAAGATGCACGCTCGGCGGGATCTCCCGTCGTGAGCCGTAGTTGGACTTCGTAGTCTTTCTGGGTACCGGGGAGAGTCACCGTCGCCCCCTGAGTCACGTTGATCGTGGAGGTGGTCGAGAGTGTTGACCCCGCGACCACCCCGATGTCGGTCAGGTTGTAGAGCCGAACCTCGGCAGCGTTCGTCCCATCGGTCGTCTCAAAGGAAGCCTCGAAACGAGCCTGAGCTGCGGCGAATAGCGAGGGGTCGATCCGCAAAGTCCCGATCCGCTGAAAGGTCCCCTGATCGGTCGAGACCACGCTGGCTACGGCCTCGAAATCCTCACTCCTTTTCAACGCCTGAGGGTCTACCAACGTGACCGACTGGAGGCCCCACGTAGTAGCGAGCCTAACCGCCATGACCTCGTAGAAGACGGTCCCACTGGGCGGGGCTGTCAGAGTTAGGCTGGTCGGCCCAGCTACCCCGTCCTTGAGGATGAAGTTGCCCGCCCCTGCGTTGAAGACGATGCGGTACCGGAAGACAGCCCCCGGCTCGGCACCTGTGTCGCTCAACTCATGTGTGAGCGTCCCAGCCCCTACCAGCGTGACATCCTGATGGGGTGCGACCTGGCCGTAGATCAGCTCAGTGACAACAGGGACCCCGGACGTGTGGTTGACAACGAGGGATGGCCCCACGTAGCGGCCCTCACGTAGCCTCCTGAGCCGCAGGAAGGCATCCAGCAAGACGTTGGTGCTCCCAGACTCACGACCGAACCAGCCCGCCTCCTGAGCCGCTGCTGAGCCTCCTACGTTGCTCATGGTCCGGTTCATACCGGCCACAGGCAAGCTCAGGCCATCAGCGTCCTCAACCCCGAAGAAGCGCACGTCGATGGTCACACCGTCGCCCGCGTCATTTCGGGTGAGCCTGACGATGTAGATGCCGTCAGTGATCCCGCCACCCGGAGGCGTAAGGGTCGCTACCTGATCTGTTGGATCGGTGATGATCGGAGCTGCTGCGTCAGGACCGGGCCAAGAGACGATCTCCCACAGGTAAGAGATGGCCCCAGTCCCACCATCGTCCGTCAAAGTGATGGCGGTAGTCGCATCGAAACCAAGGACGGACTCCCCGCTACCGCCGACAACGGCGCCCTGGGTTAGCTGGATTGTTGCGAGTGCCATCAGATAGTCCCTTCTGCTGCGAGTCGTCGCGCCTCGGCAATCCGGCGATGAATGAAGGTCGGGGAGACGTTCAGCTCTCTCGCAACAGCAACCTTGGTAAGCCCCTCGGCTAGTCGTTGAAGGATGACTTCTGTGGAGATGTCATGCCGACGGTTGTGGTGGGCGTCGCCCATGTGCTTGCCTCGACGGTTGCAAGAGACGCGAGCTTTGGCCTCTTCGGTATGCCGTGTGCCCGCTCGATGTCTTGAGGGGTTGGCCTGTTTGGCGACTGAAATCTTAGCTCGGGTCTCCGCTGAACGAGACTCACCTCGCTTCTGATCGGCGAGTCGCTGGTAGTGCTCTGGGGGGTTGTGGCAACGACCTTTTTGAGCAGCGGACATCTTTCGACGGGTGGCTGCTGAGGGTTTGGGACGAGGCACCCCCTTTTGGGCTCGACTGATCTTGGCTCTGGTCTCAGCAGAAACCTCGTGACCCCATGGCCCGTTCCCCCCATCTGATAGGTTCGTCAGTCGACGACCCTCCGACCGACATTTCGCGATCCAGCCGACTTCAAGACGGTCCAGCTCTTCCTGAGAAAGAGCCACATCGAGCGTTAGGACAAGGGGTTGCAGACCTCGTTTCATGAGGCCCTTCTTCCAACGAGCTACGTGAGAGTGCTGCTTCAGCGACGAAGGGCACAGATGGCACATCAGTCGTTCCTCTGGGTCAAGGTGAGGGTGAGGGTGTCCGAAGTCGCCAAGGTCCGCTGGGTGAAGAGGATCTCGTGAGCCATCTTCCCACCAGACACGTCGTCGAAGAGCGCCGTCTTCTGGACCTGCTGGGTGCCACCACCTGAATAGGTGAACAGCTTGGAGACGTTGGACAAGACCTGTGACCCTATTGGAAGAATCACGGTCCCCTGAGTCCGTTGGAGACCGTCAGCTACCAGCTCTCCTGTCAAGGTCGTATCACCAGCTGCTGGCGCCCCACCGTCGTTGGTCAGAGCGATGTAGTTGAGCCCCGTCCCGCTGAGTCCCTCGCTCGCTCGCTGGGCTGTGGTGCCGTAGATATACGTGTGGATGGCGACCCGGCCAGCGTCTGTGACCTCGTTGCCGACCTCTTCCTCGAAGACCAGCTCGCGAAGCCACAAGCCCCGCTCTTCATCGTAGCCATACGCCCGATGATGCTGGATCTGGCAAATGGCCCGAACACGAAGAGGAATTTCAGAGATGTGCATGCCGTTCTCCTGCCTCAGGTGAGGCATCAAAGGAACCTGTCAGAAGTCCGCTCCGTGGTCTTCGCCGGTGACAGTGCAGTTGACCTTGCGACCCAGGCGGTCCCGGTCCCGGATCCCGCGCCAGTAGGACCTGAAGTCCTCGTAGTAGTAACAGGCCAGCCGCCACCGATACTCGTCGAGGATCTTCCCCTCTGGGTCGTTGGGGTTGTAGCTGTCCTCGAAAATGTATCGAATCCGGAACAGGGTGTGCGCCGGGCGGATGATGTTGATGATGAGCGACAGACTCTGCTGGATCTCGATGACGTTGGTCGGGAAGACGCCACCCGTCTGGACATCGACCCGAAAACCGAACTGGTCCGAGATGTCGACCCCGCTGGCCCCAGCTCGGGTCAGCAGGAAGTTCTCGACCACCTCGAAGTCCTCAGTGAGAAACAGGTCGGCCGCATCCTGGATCGAGTCAGGGATGGACCCCTGGAAGTAGATGCCGATGAGGTTGATCAGGAACTTCCGGAACTCGTCGTCGTCGAACTCGATGGCTGGCAGCCGACCGTTGAGGAAGACCATGTACCCGATGATCGAGTAGAGGAACTCGGACCTTGTGTGCTCGAAGTCCCGGTCGAGGTCGACGTTCTCAATCTCCAGCTCAATCTTGGCCAGCTCGACCGCCACCGCCTTCAGCTCTAGGGTGTAGTTTGGCCCCTGGATGGCGCTGACATAGTTCGAGGGCAGCAGGTTCAGCATTGAGCTGAAGATGCTCTGAGCCCTCTGGAGCACACGCAGGTTGTACTCCTTGCCCTTACGCTCGATGGTGAAATTCACCCGAGATGGATCGATCTCGAAGCGAGCCATTAGACCGTGGCCTCCCGGAAGGTCAGGGTGAGGTCACCGAGGTCCAGGAACTCAACCTCAGACGCCTGGAGGTCGTGCGGCCCTGTGTCCCCCTGGATGACGTAGCTAGCCGCGTAGAGGTGGTCCTCGGGGTTGTCTGCGGGCGTCCCGGCCCCTGAGAGGCTCACGACGACGTGGTTGGCCGTTCGGACCAGGCGCTCTGCCACAATGTCATCGGGGTCCGTCAGGCCCGTCTCAGCCGTGATGGTGGCGTCGTCGCTGTAGCCGTCGATGATGGCTCCGCCACTACCAATGATCCACGCCTGGTCGGCAGCTTGTCCCACCACCGCCAGGCTGGCAGCCATGGTCATCCCAATATCGTCCTGGAAAACCCCCGCATGCTCGTTGGACAAGCCCCCACCATCGACAGTGGGGTACTGGAGAGCATTCGTCAGAAGGAAGACCAGCTGACCTCCGATGTCCAGGCTGTTCAACCGGATGTTGCCGGAGGACACCGCCGCTCGCATCTTGTGTGAGCCATCGGCGTAGCCCATCGTGGCCAGGGGTAGCACTTGGAAGTCAACCCCGTCCGTTGAGTCGATGGCGTTGATCATGTCCGATTGAGCAGTGCCCTGGCCGATGAGCTTCTGGTTCAGCTCCCGAGAGACGTTGCTCCGGACCGCGGGGTCTGTCGTGTCCTTCGAGGCCCCAGCATTGAGCTGGATGGTCGTCTCCAGGTCCACCGAGTTGAGGACGGCCTGCTTGGCCAGCACGTCCGCTGTCGTGTGCCGTCGCGTGTTGAGCGTCCGCTGAAGCTGCTGGAGAAGGTCGTTGATCACGTAGGTGACCGTGAAGTTTTCGTCGTGGTCGTAGTCGACCGACACCGTCTCACCGCTCACGATGGCCGACGTGGACGAGCGTACGAGGGTCGCAGGCTTCGTGGCGGTGCCATCGGTGATCTCGTAGTCCGGTGAGGATGTCCCAGGGCCGTCGTACTCGATGGTTCTGTCCTCGCTGAAGACGCGGATGGTGGCCGTGTTGATGCCAATCGACTGGAGACGTTCCTCGAAGAAGCCGATCATCACGTGCTGCTCGGCGTTGATCGGGATGGTGTTGCCCGTGGGAATGCCGCCCACCTGGTTGATGACCAGATAGTTGCTGGCGATGGTGCTCTCACCTTCGAGTAGGGGATCGTCCGTCTTGTAGAGGTCGTAGCCCTCGGTCGACGACAGACCACCCGAAGCCTCACCTGAGACCGCGACAACGCGACGAACGGGCTGAAGACTGAAGGTGAACTGATTGACGCTACGGAAGCGGTAATCCGCCACGATGGCGTCATCGATCAGGGTGGTGAAGACCTGGATGGAAGGATCGACTTGGAACGTCTCGTAGTCGATGATGGAGACCCCTGTGAGGTCATAGTCCTGCCCCTGGGTCGCGTTCCGCACTCCTAGCCCTTGTGCGGGGTTGTCCAAGATCTCGACGAGGGGTGTGTCGACGGTGACACGACTGTCGAGGACCCTGAAGGTAAGGGTCGTGATGTCGATGATCTGACACCGGATGTCCTGTGCTCGCTCGAAGGTGAAGGCGAACGTCTCGGTGACCGTGCGCTCCTTCAGACCCTGGACCCAGATGTCGACTTTCCCGCCGATGTGCTTGCCTCGAACATCGTCGTAGTCGCGCATCATCAAGGGGTCGCCCGACTTGACGATCTTGGCCTTGACGATGCCGATCTGCTCAGCCGTGGTCACGGCGTAGCCGCCCTCTGTGCCGGTATCGACCGAGAAGCCTAGCTCCGCTCGAAGGGCTAGCTCGTGGTTGGTCTCACGGATCGTGCCGAAGACGGTCGCTTCCGTGTTGATGACCGAGAACCCACTTACAGAGGTCTGGACGTTGACGATTGTGCCAGCAGGACGGTTGCCGTCGCTCCCGGGATTTTCTGCCACAATGTCGACGATGATCTCATAACGCTGGGTCTCGAAGTTGTAGTAGGCGTCGGCATCCGCTGCCGGCAGCAGAAAGGTGCCCCCAATTACGAAGCGGCTGGCGCCCGCATCTCCATCGACGTTCGTCGAAACGACAGTGCCCGAGGGGATGGTCACGTCCTGCACCGGCTTGGAAGCCGAGTAGAAGACGACCTGGCCTACCGAGGGCCGACCTGGGAGCCTTGACTTGTGGAAGTTGCCGGCGAGCTTCTCGAACTGGGTGTCAATGAGCTGCTGGGTGGCCAGATCCGTGGTGAACCCAAGGGCAGCCTTGAGGGCCTGCTTGTAGGAGCTGGTGGCGACTGCGTCCGAGATACCGTCGCCGTTGGGGTCGTCGATCTGGAGCAGGGTCAGGAAGCTCTGGCTGCGGTGAATGAAGTCGAGGATGAACCAGATGCGCTCAGCCTCACTCGCGAACGGATCGATGCTCACGTCGCGGCTTGTCGAGCCCGGAATGAGGGTGATCTCTTCGTTGACCCGCTGGATGGCGTCGACGAAGTTGACCACGACCTGGAGCTGTGTTCGACCAGGCAAGTCCCTGAGCGTGGTGTCGATGACAAGGGGCTTGCCCAACACCTCTTGGCTGTGAGGTGTCTCGAACTCGGTGTTGGTGCTCTCGTCGAAGAACACGGACGTGACCGTGTAGTAGAGAGGCTCCGCGTCATCGGTGTCGACCCACTGGTCGGAGTTGGCGCTCCCGATCCCGCCAGCTCGATTGTGTTGGAAGAAAATGTACTCACTCCGGATGACTTGGCTGAACTGCTCGGTGAAGCGTCCCCCCGAGCTGACCGCGAAGATGCCTGTCTCGGTGTCCGAGACGAGGGCTAGCTCGTGTCCGAAGTTGTCCTCCTGGGTGACCCTCACATGAAGGGCTACGGCTTCATCGGCGGTCGTGTAATCCACCGTGTTCGAGGTGACCTCTTGGACATCCTCGTCGTACGTGGTGGACTCGTCTATCACCGGGCTGCTGTTGATCTTGAACGAGCCTGAGACACCTCCAGGGGATGACGAGGCGTAGAAATTGAACCCTCGCCACTCTATGCCAGGGAGGTCTCCCACAACGATGGGGCTGGGCTTCGCGGCCAAGATGTCGACTCCGTCCCGACGTCGCTTCACCTTGATCCCCGTGGGGATGTCAGCCTCTGTGCCGTCCACAGCGACCACTCGGGTGACGGTCGCCGACGAGGTGGGGCTCACGCTACCAACGATGTCGATGGAGCGGATCAGGATGGCGTTCTGACCGAACGACAACGGCAGCCCGTCCGGGTAAGATGAGGGATTGGGGATGGTGAAATTGAACCCATCCAACGCAACCAGGCTGGAGTCCGACGAGAAGTCCGCCCCGTCGATGGAGACCTGGATATCCACCGCGTTGGTATCGACGGAGCCCGTCAAGGTGACGAAGGACTGGTTCGTCGTGAAGACAAGCGACTGAGCTGTGCCACTGCCGTCTCGAAGATTGATCTGTGGTGCTGTCGTCATCTCTTACCCTGTGAGCGTGAAGTCGGAGAGGCTCTGTCGATAGACCCCCTGCTGAGCGGTAGAGCCCAAGAGATCCAGCGGTTCAGGCAGCTTGAGGCCACGCTCGATCTGAATAGGTTGCTGGGAGCGGTTTTGCACGGTCGAGTTGACGAAGACCACGGTCGGGTCATCACGGCTCTGCTCCAGCACGACACTCACCAGGCGAAGGGGGTACTCTGCGTCCGAGACAATCTGCCCCACCTCTTCTTCTTGCTTGCGCTTGACGGTCTGCCAGCGACGGAACGCCTCGTTGATGTCCGAGACGATGAGGTTCTGGATGAGGCCCGACGAGCTGAGCTTCCGGCCCACCGTGTTGACGATGTTCGAGCCGTACCACCGGTGGAAAGGGTTGGACCCCTGGACCGTGTAGATCGCCTTGAGGACCTCTTGCAGCATGAGGGCCTCGTCCCGGACCTGAGCGACTTCTCCCGTGGTCCCGTAGCGCCAATCGTTCTCGACCCCCAGCCCCAAGCAACGACGACACTCGGAGCGCACCGTCACGTAGTTCAGCTCGACGTAGTCCTGCGTTCCCTTGATCTGGTCATCGAACAGGATGTATCGCACGGGCTGATCGCTTAGGGTGGTGGGGTCGCGAATCAAGCTCCAGCTCGGAAAGACCTTCTGACCTCGCCAACCGCGATTGGTGGGGAAACCCAGGGTGTCAGCCAGAGTGCTTCCAGTCGACTGGATGAAGATGGTCGCGTCAGGACCTTCCCGTCGCGTTCGTAGTTGGAGCCGCTTGCGGTACACCTTGAAGAAGGCCGTTCGGGCTGACTGCCTGTTCAGGGTGTCAGCCACCTGCTGAGCCGTCAGACCCGCGCCAGACGGAGCCGTGAGCACCAGGTTATCCGCTCCGTTCACGCTCACGACGAGCTGGTCGTTGACCCCTGCTTGGATGTCGAAGAGGCCCTGCTTGGACCCTTTCGCCAACGCTGGAATCAAATGACCATAGGAGGGCACCTCGACCAAGCCATTGATCCGCACCTTCACTGAAGCTGCTGAAGCGATAGGGCGCAGGGGTCTGACCGTCCGCCGGTCGCTGAAGAGGAACAGAGCCTCTTCCACGACCATGTGCGTGCAGACCTGGTCAATCTGACGGTCGTAGCTCATGCGATCTCCCCTGGGCCTACGTGGCCAGCAGACTGCCTCTGGTCTCCGGTAACCTCTCGATCCACCTCGATGTCCGGGTTGTCGGGCTTCTCTGCGTCGTAGTCGCTGAACCGGGCATAGACCTTCTGGCCCAAGGCATCCTTACCCTTGTCGTCGTAGATGGCTCGGTACCCTCGGTCACCGATGAACTGCCCGATCTGCTCCGCCACGTACTCCAAGGAGCCCGCAACCTCTGCCACCTGCTGAATCTTTTCGAGGTCGATCAGCTCCGTATTGAGCTGGTCGGCGTAGTCCATGGACCGGCGGATCTTCCGCTCCAGTCGATTGAACCGAGCTTGCATCGTGTCCGCCAACCAACCCCGACCTATCTGCATCAACCCAGCAGTGGGGCTGTCGAGTAGGCCGCCTCCGCCCAAAGGCTCGCCCCCAGAGGTGACCTGGGCGTCCGTGGTCTCATCACCCCGGACGATGAAGATAGGCTGGGTCCTCACTCGAATGCGGAGGTCTTTGAAAGGGTCGCCTCCGAGCACCTCATAGGCCGCCAGCAGCTTGCCCATGTAGGAGTCAGGGGGATCGCCCGCATAGCCGAGAGGGATGCCACCAGCGTCGAACTGAAACACAATCTGGCCCACTCTGGCTAGCTCAGCACTCAAGTGGTTCCTGCGGGCCACAACGTAGGGGAGCTGCGAACGAGCGAAGGCGATGAACCGCTCGAACTGTGAGCGATTAAATGTGCCTAAGAAGTCATGCGCCACCGTTAAGTACCTGTTTCTAGTGTCTTGTTGTGGTGTTCTTCCAAGTACCCGACTGCCCGACGAAGGAAATCGGGGGAATCCCTAAAGCACCCCAACCCCCTATTGCAACCTGCACATAAGAGTCCTCGCTGACGTAGTGTGTCGTGGTCGTGGTCAGCGTGAACAGAATTGCTATGTCTCCCCTCCTTCAGCATGGGCTCGTGGCAGATCGCGCACTTCCCTTGCTGCTCTTCCCAAGCTGCCTCGAACTGCCTCGAAGCCCACCCCGAAGCCCACTTACGCTTTCGGGCTCGGGCCTTGTCGGGATGGTTCTCTTGCCAGCGCTTCGCTGAGTCGATCTTTTGCTGACGGTAGATGGGATCGCTCTCATACCTATCGGTGCTCTTGAGAGACAAACACTCACAGCACTCCGAGCTACGCTGACCCTCGTTGTAGAAGTCAGCCCTCGGTAGGTCGCGACGACACGACGAGCAGGTCTTCGTGAGGGAAACCGGCCGAGCAGGTCTGCCGTGATGTCTTCGCGGGATATCATGACGTATGAGGGTGTTTCTCACGGTAACGGGGGAACAAATAAACTCGACCCCCAGAACCTCTAGGGAGGACCCCTCTTGGTAGCCCTTGATAAGGGCCTGCTCTTGTTCGTCCGTCAGTTTCTTCCGAAAAGCCGAAGCTGCCCGGCGAGAGCGTTTGGGCACCCGACACCTCCGAAGGGCGTTCTGGACTGTCCCGTTCGAACATCGAAAGCGCTCGGCCAAGGAGCTGATAGTTGCTCCGGCCAGGTACTCGGACGCCAACGCTTGCTCTTGCTCATCGCTGAGTTTTCTAGGTTTCATCAACAGGAGGCAAATCATGAGTGGTTCCTCAAGAGCTAGCCACCGAAGATGATGGTGAACGCCTTCACGAAGGCGTCGATGTTGGGGGCCACGTAGGCCAGGGAAATCCCAGCGGTATAGCCCGCTGGGCCAGTCTCAGGCATATCGCCGCCAGCCTGGTCCACCTCGGCGATCCAGTCAGTGATGGGGCCATCCACCTGGGGAACGCTCAGCAGATAGAACCCAACCTCCAGGCTCTCGATGAAGTTGAGCATGTCGATCAGGAACTGGATGAACGCCTCCAGGGCCTCGATCTTCCGGATGATGCTCTCGATGAAGTTGTTGATCTCATCGAGGATCCCCTTGAAGGCGTCGAGCAGTGCTCGAATGATGTCGAGCAGGTCGTAGAGGCCCTCGCCGGCCCAGGGGATGATGTCGCGCAAAGGCACGACCGCGATCCAGTCCGGGGGTGTCCCACCACCCGTGAAGTTGAGCAGGAAGCGGATAGCCGTCTGAACGTTGAGCCGTAACGGAACGTCGGCGTAGCCCTCCCTGTACGCTGCAACAGCTTTGGCTGAGCCTCGCACTACAGCCTGCTCACCCTCCCGAGCGATGTAGTCCTCGGTCGCGGTCATCTGGAAAACGACTTGATCGAGCGCAGACAGGGAGTCCAGGTTGATCACGTCGATGGTGCCGTTGGGCAACGACTGCATCATGTCCCGGAAGGAGTAGAGGACGGATGCATCTGCATCCAACATGGCGCTCGCCACCATGTCGGCGTTTCGAGCAGACATCCGGATGACGTTGAAGTTCGTCCAAGGCATCTCCGGGTACTTGCCTGTGACGGGGTCCTGCTCGATCTCGCCCACACCCTCCAGCTCAGACAACAGGCCGATGACAGGCAGCCAGTTGAGCCCGGCCAGGACCCCCGACAGGTTGACCAGGGTCCCCTTGCCGACCTCAGAGTTGAGAGTGGCGTCGTTGAGGGGGTAGCCGTCTTCCTTGAACTGCGCGTCCTCAGCCAAAGGCTGGTGGAAATTGAGCGAGAAGGCCGTCTTGAACAAGGCCCTGAGGACCGCGATGACATCGAAGGCACCCAAGTCGACAGGGATGCGGCCCTTGAGCGTTCCCGTCGGAGCACCCATGATCACCGGGCTCGTCGAGTCCGTCGTCGGCCACTTGAGCGTCGGAACCCTGCTGTTGTTGGGGAAGTCCGACGAGACCTTGAGCTTCTGGATGGATGAGGTCCAGTTGATCTTCTCGTCGTTCTCGTTGAGGTCCAGGTCCCCTGTGTAGGCCCTGACTCGGTAGAAGTATTCCTGGTCGGCCACCACATCGTTGTCGAGGTATCGGAACTTGCCGAGCAGACCCATGATCTGCGTCGGGGCTCCGACCTTGATGTACTTCCCGGCCTTGATAACCTGCTCACCGCTGTCGTCCTTGAGGTCCTCTTTCTTGGTGACCTTCGTCCCCACACCATCGGCCTCAAAACGAGTAGCCCGGTCGAACTCGACCAGCCCTATTTCGTCCCCATCCAGGTCATCAGCGTTGATGCGTTGGGACACTGGATTGACGAGCGACTTCTCGATCAGGAAACTGGGCGGTACCAGCTCATCCCAGACCTTCATGATGGCGTCGCCCAACCCAGGGTCAGCTGCTTCCTGAGTCGTGGGCAAGCTCCACTGAAGCTGGATGGACTCGACAGGACCGTCCGTGAAGAGGCTCGCCACCGCAAGGATGGGGTCGCCCTCAGCTCCAACCGGGATGACCTTGAAGTTCTCAGGAGCTTGGAAGCGAGGGGTCTCAAAACCACGGCCGAAGAAGGAGAGTAGGGCGAGCAGGGCCTGGATCAGCCTCCAGGGGTCGGAAGCATCGACCGCAAGAATGACGAAGCCGCCCTTGTTTGAACCTCGTGGCTGGGGCCGATTGAAGTCCTTGGGGTCAAACAGGCTGGCCTTCCACCGTGTCGTGAACGCAGTGAAGCCGCCCTTGATCTGGTCGAAGTTCGGGTCGTCTGTCGAGACGGGAACGTCAAGGTACATGAAGAAGCCGGACTTCTTCAGCGCTTCGAACAGTTCCTCGATGAGCTTGATCAGCGCCTCGATGAGTGCCTTCAGCGGGTTGCCGAAGTCGATGAGGAACATCTGGATGGTCTGGAGGATCGCCTTCAGGATCTCCAAGAAGATCAGGAGCGTCTCAAGGATCTCCCGGACCGGCTCAAGGAAGTCCTTGCCGGGGATCTGAAGTTGGAAGGTTTTCCAGTCCGCCATGGTTCCGTGCTACCCGCCGTATTGCAGCTTTTCGAGCTTCCTACGTTCGGCCTCCACTTGCTTCTCGGTGGCCGTGATGGCCAGTTTGAGGATCTCGCTCATGCGGTCGTAAATGGGCAGACGCTTCTTGTACTGCCAGTTGTGCTTCGGCTTCTCGGGCTCTTCCTCCACCACCTCCGCTACAAGCGCATGGTCAGCAGCTTGGTCAGCTGCTTCTCCGTGTCCACTAGGGCCTTCTCCCGAGTCGACACCGCTCGGTCCTTCTTTGGCAGGATGCCCCTCTCCTGGTTGATCCTCGCGTCGATCCACACCCACCTCCTGTCGTAGAACTTGTCTTTCGAGACCATCACCTCAGACAGCTCGATGGCGTCCCCCGTCGAGGGGTCGAGCAGCTGGGTCCGTCGTGTCACGGTAGCGCCGAGACGATTGTTCAGGTCCGTGTTGGTCGTCCGTCGAGCAAAGACCGCAGCGTCTCCTACGAACGCCACCGGCGTCGTCACCAGGGACCTGAAGGTCGTCACGTCAACAATGGCTTGATCGACTTGCGCAAGAGCCGTGTAGACACTCTCCAGGGACGTGATAGTGGCCCCCAACGATCCGACCACCCGGTAACTGATCCCCGTCCCCGTGTCCGGGAAGTTGCCGTCGATGTCGAGGTTTGTGGAGCTGTTGACCTGGAGCACCTGGTAGATGCCCGCACTGGTACCCGACCGGATATAGACGTAGTCCAGCGGCGTGACCAAGGGGTTGAAGGGGTCTGGCCCAACGAAGTCCACCGTCGAATCGTCCAATGACGGAAGACCCGCTTGGGTCGCTCCCTGCGTGCTCACCACGATGTCCGTGAAAACGTGTTCGAGGAACATCTCCAGGGCATCTTGCTGGTTGTACACGTTCGTCGGTGGACTGTTCGTGCTCAGAACAGCCAGCTCACCGTCGAGGATCGGTACTAGGTCATCGTCCAAGATGGAGTTGGTCCCACCGAAGGTCGCTACCGAGTTGTCGATCCGGTAGGAGAAGGTCCCCATGGCCAAGGTCGCGTCGATGTCCAGCTCGGTGGCCGAGACGACCGCAGTCACCTGCCGACGCTCCCCGAGGATGGCGGCGCCCGAGGTGAAGACAACCGTGTGGCCTGGCTGGATCCCCGCAACGTAGTAGTTCGCTCCCGCGTCCGTGATCCGGGTGAACGGGTTGACGATGCCAGTCACGGGCCTCGTCAGCAGCGGGACGCAGGTCGTGACCGTGAAGTTGAAGCCCGTGTCCTGGACCGCGAACGGCGTGAGGGCGTTGATCGTGATGTCGGCCGCTCCCACCGCAATGATCTGCCGGTAGGTCGTCGCTCCGTTGAGTCCGTCATTGATGGTCACCAGGTCGTAGATCCTGGGGATCGGAGCAGGCCAGGCGCCTCCTTGGTTGGTGATGACGGTCCGACCTGGGTTCAGGTCCCCCGTGCCATTGAAGGAGGCGTCGGTGGCCAACTGGATAGCCGCGATGGCCGACACCTCTTGGTCCAGGTAGCCCACGCCCCCAGCGGCCTCAGCTTCAAGCGAGGGGTTCAAGATGGGAAACGACCGGTTGCCATCATCATCGGTGGTCCCGCCATCCAAGGCAGGTGGTCGGAAGGGGTTGGTCGTTGTGATGTTGGCGTAGGCGAGGACATCGAGGATCTCGCCCGCAGCAGGGTTGATGATGTTCAGCTCAACAGGGACACCTGGAAAGGAGCCGTCGAACGGTGGGAACGGCTGGATGTGTGTCAACACCCCCTCCTTGAGGTCCGCCCCCACGTCGAAGTTGAGGCGGTACGTCTTGAGGTAGGGGGTAGCCGGCGGGATCACGCCCGCGAGCACGTCGTAGTAGGAGATGTGCCGAACGGTGGCCCCCACAGGCACGGTTACGCCGAGAGGTGCCGTCATGGTCAGGCTCGTGGTGGTCTTGGAAAAGATCGTCAGAGGGGCTGACTCAGGCACGATGAACGAACCATCGACATCCTGGATGACCACCAGCATGTTCGGGAAGGAACCCTCGAAGGGTGGTCGGAAGAGGTTCTCATCCCCGTCCGCGTTGTCCACATGGATGGTGTTGTTCAAAGGCCCAGCAACCCTTGTGACCACAGCCCAAGGGAGTCGGCGGGAGATAGACGTGATGCTGCTGAGGCCCGTCTTGCCCAAGTCCAGGATGGTGTCCCCCGTCGCGAGTCCAGTGGGGGCGGCCGTCATGCTGAAGAGCCAGTGTTGCGTCGGGTAAAACCGGCTGATGTTGGCCGCCTTGTAGACCTCCTGGTACGTCCCCACGAAGTTGATCGAGAAGGGCGAGAAGACGATCTCGACCGGAGCGTCACTGACCTTGTACAGATCGTCGATCTGGTTAGTCACCGTGGCCCACGTGGCCCTCGTCGGGTTGGTGATGAGCCCGTCGAACAAGAAGCGCCCGTCGTGGTCACCTACGACTCGGCCATCTATGCTCTGGAGGGCGTCCTCCAGCAGGTTGATGGCGTCGTTGAAGTAGACCAGCGTCGAACGAGCAACCTCGTCCTCGTTGTAGAGCCGCCCCTCCTGATAGAAAACCGACTCCCGACCCTTCTCGTGGAGGGGCTGGCCTCCTGCGTTCTCCAGGATAGGACCAGCGGTCGGCACCGCTGCCTCAGCCTCGCTCTCGTACTGCTCGACCAGCTCGCCGCGGAACTGGGTGAACGTCTCCACCCGCCAGTAGAAGCTGTCTGGGATGTACGTCGTGTAGTTCGCCTTGAGGGGCAGCCCCAGCAGGTTGTTCCGCTCGGTCGGGACCAGCCCGTGTGTGTAGCTCGCCTTGAGCCGACGGTTGGCCTCGACGATGGTGGTCCCCGTGTAGAAGACTGCCAGCTCTTCGTTGTCCTGGAGGGGGTCGCGAAAGGTGACGTTGCCAGCGTCGTCGATGTTGTACTCATCGGGCTGAACCAGGACCTGACCAACCTCACCCTCGATGCGACGGTAAGCCCCATAGGGCTCCGTCAGAACGGGGCTGTTGGAGGTCGTGGTGTTGGCCAGGGCACCTTCCAGAACGGGCCTCACAGAGCGCTTCAGGGTGTGTGTGCTGGGGTTGTACTGACGAGGCGAGTTCGAGGACATGACGACCTCAGTCTTGCCCGTCGTCTCGTCGTAGACCGATCCCGTGACGAGGTTGAAGTCCACGAAGGTGCCACCGTCGGTGAACATCAGAACTGTTCCGCTCTTGTAGGTGCGGCTCAGGTCACCTAGCCCGTTGATGCGGATCTTCGAAGCCCCACGTGAGGGCGTGTCCCAGGGGTCCGTCTCGATGACGAAGTAGGAAGGGAAGAAGAGCTGGGGAGAGGTGCGTGTAGCTCCCGAGGTGATGTCCAGGCTCGGGTTGAAGAAGTCCGACCGGAAGGTCTGGGGCGAGGCCAACGTGATGGTCGTCAGATCGGTGCCCGAGTCGTAGGTCGAAGCCCCGATCAGGTAGGTCTCTTCCCGGTCCACCCTCATCAGGTAGTTGGTACGGAACGTGTCTGTGCGGTCCCCTGCCAGGATGAACCTGTCTTGGGTGGCCTCGATGTTGATGAGCGCTCCCACCATGGGCGGGTTCAGGATCGAGAGGGTCTTCTCACCACCGATGGCCTCGTGGACGAAGTAGTCGACGTAGACCCGCTCGTTGGAGTTGACGGTCGCCCCCGAAGGCAAGGCATCAGTCACCTGGTCATAGGGCAGGAAACGGACGGCGCTGTTGGCCCCCGGCGCAGTCTCGAAGACCACCTTCTCGCCCGTGATCTGGGGTCGTCCACCGCGGAACGCTTGGGGAGTCGGGGCCTCCGCTACCTCTCGGCCCAAAGGGTTGAAGTACAGCGTGTCCGTCGGGTTGGGGTGATCGGCCGTCAGCTCTTTGCGGACGATGAAGGCGCCCCGTTCCTGGATCACCACCTTGTTGTTGTCCTCGTCAAGCACCGTGTAGGTGATGACGATCTGCTCCAGCTCCAGCATGCGCTCCGTCAGCTGGATGAAGCCGTTGGCTGGCTGGAGTTGAAAGTCAGCGCCCAGGACCATGGTCCGAGCCCAGAAGACGTTGGGGCTGGTGTTGACATCGTCCTGGCTGAAGTTCAGCTCACCCGTGTCCTCAGCGATCTCAACATACCCCTGGGCCATTGACATCGGCGCGGTGAAGGAGCCCGCAGTGGGCACTGTCGAGACGTAGGAGTCTGGGACGAGGTCATCCAGGCCGAAGCGGAACCGAGTGGCCGAGATGTAGGCCGTGTCGATGGTGAGCCTAGGAGCGTTCTGTGCCACGCCGATGAGCCGGAGCCGCTCCAACCTCGTGTTGGGGTCGACGTTGGGAACCTCCTTGAAGTAGCGGTCAGCCAGGATCTCGCTGTCCCGCCGGATCTCGTAGGAGAGGTTGCTCTCGGTTCCACCTGGCAGGTCCGTCGAAAGGATCTGGTTGCTCACGCTGTCGACGGTGTAAACGCCTGCCGCAAGACCCGTGAGGACCAGCAGCGAATCACCCGACTGGACGTTCGCCGCAATGAAGTTCGCGGACAGGTCCGTGAAATTGTTGCCACTGAACGAGGCTCCCGAGCCCTCCGCCTGAAGGAGCCCATCAGTCTCAGCCAGCATGGCCAAGCCAGAGCCGTAATCGAAGAGGACATCTTCCCCGATGACGAGGGCGTCGTAGTTCCCACTCAGGGGTCCGTCCTCCAACCAGAGATTCAGGTTGGACGTGAAGATGACTGGGTCCGGAAGCTGGACAGCTCCGTACGGGATCGTGGTGGTCACGACCTCGTCGACCTTCCGGCGAGCGTACTGGATCCGCGACTCGTCGATGTCCAGGATGTACCCCGTGCCTACGGGAGGCGAAGTCACATCCAACCGAGGCAGCTCGATGTCGCTGAGCCCTCGCCGAACGTAGACCAAGAGGGGCTCAGTCTCGACGGGGACCGCGGGTAGCGACACGAAAGGCGACCCGATGGTAGGGTTCGACAGGGTAGCTCCCTCGGAGACATAGAGCGACGTGACATCGTTGACCGTGTCGTCCACAGCGGTGGGGTCCCCGGCGGACCTGAACATCCGGAGCGACATGCCCCGCTCGATGTCGAGGTCGGCGATGACTGCCTGGGCCGTCAGGCTGCCGTAGGCTACCCGGTCGGCAAGCGAGAAAC